CCCCCTGTGGGCCGCTGGCCACGTACCGGCCCGACCCCATGAAGCTCGCCGCCCGTCTCGACGCCATCACCGCCGACGAGCTCGGGGACCTCGCATGGCAGTCGTTCGCCTGGGCCCAGGCCCACTCGTGGGAGGCGCTGCACGAGCTCTGGCTCGCCGAGCTCGCTCTGGCCGCCGGGTGATCGACGCCTTCGCCAGCCTGCCGCACTACGCAGAGCACCTGCTGCCCGTCTGGGAGGCGCTCCCGGAGGGGGCCCGAGGGACGTTCTGGAAGGCCGGGCCGTACATGGCTGACCAACCGGGCAGCAACCTCCCCAACGGCCGTCTCCGGGCAGTGGGGGCCGCCACTCCGGGCAACCTCGTGATGGTGGCCTCCGCCGGGGACACCCAACAGCTCCCCGGCCGCCGCTTCGTGCTCGTGGAGCACGGCGCCGGGCAGACCTACGAGGGCATCCGGTCCCGGTCGTACTCCGGCTCCCACGGGTGGGACGACGCCGTCCTGTTCCTCACGCCCAACGAGACGGTCGCCGGCAGATGGCGAGCCCGCTACCCGGCCGCCCGGGCTGTCGCCGTGGGCTGCCCCCGTCTCGACTTCTGGCACCGCAACCGGGCCGCCCGGCCGATGACGGTCGCCGTCACGTTCCACTGGGACAACCCGCTGCTGCCCGAGACGAGGTGGGCGTTCCCGCACTTCAAGGCCGGGCTGGAACAGCTCCGGGACGACTGCGCCGCCCTCGGCTACGAGTTGATCGGCCACGGCCACCCTCGGGCGTGGGGCATGCTGTCCCGCTGGTGGGGGGCGTTCGGCATCACCCCAGCCGAGAGGTGGCACATGATCGCCGGGTGCGAGGCGCTGATCGGCGATAACACCAGCGCCCTCCCCGAGTTCGCCTCCCTCGGCAAGCCCGTCGTTTGGATGAACAGCCCCAAGTACCGCCGGGACGTGCACCACGGGGGCCGCTTCTGGGAGTGGCCCGCCGGTCAGCCCCAAGCGGACGGGCCGGGAGAGCTCCGGGGAGCTCTGGTGCGGGCCCTGTACGGGGAGGGGGAGGAGAGCCGACGGCGCATGGTGCGGAGCATCTACTGTGCGACGGACGGGCACGCCGCCGAGCGTGCCGCAGCCGCCATCCTGGAGGTCCTGTGAACCCGTACGCCAGCCGCCCCGACCAGGCCCCCCGGATGTCCGTCCCCGAGACGGAGAGCAAGATGGACCAGCTGCAGCGCCGCCTCCGGCAGCTGGGCGCCACCGGGGAGGAGTCGCTGGCGCTCCTCGAGCACTGGTATCAGGACACCGACGACTGGGGCGACGAGGACCGGGCCCGCATCATGCGCTCGTCGGACACGGCTCTCCGGGCGATGATCGTGCAGGTGCGGAAGGAGTGGGCTGATGCAACCGGGTGACCGCCTGTTCGCCTGGTGCCAGGCGGTCATGGACGCCTTGGAGGCGTGGGAGATCGCCAACACCGAGGGGTGGCTGCTCCCGGCCCGCCGGGTGATCAGCCACGGGGCGCCCGCCTGGGACTGCGAGCTTGTCGCCGTGTGGGCCGAGGGGACCATCGGCTACGAGGGCGACGTGAGCCTCCCGACGTCAGGCCCGCTGTCGCCGTCGGCGCCTCGCTCGATGCGGGTAGCCACGCTGGGCGTCACCATCGTCCGCTGCGACCTCAGCGCCGCCGAGCTCGACCTGCGAGGAGGGGAGGCGGAGCTCCCGTCGGCCGCTTCCGTGACGAACACGGCCCAGCTGACCTACCAGGACCAGGCGCACGTGATGAACGCCCTCCTGGCGAAGGATCAGAGCGCTGGCCGCCCGTTCGGCGTGCACCAGTGGTCGCCGAACGGGTGGGCGCCCGAGGGCCCCGACGGGGGGCTCGCCGGGTCCACGCTCCGCATCAACGTGGCTCTGGTGATCCCGGTCGCCTGATGGCGCTCAAGGGGAGCTTCGCCGGGCACGTCGTCATCGACAACCGGGCGCTGAACCAGGTGCTCCACGGCGCCTCCGGCCCGGTGGCGAAGGCGCTCCTCGTGGCGGGGGACATCGTGAAGGCCGGGGCCCGACGCCGGGTGGGCGTCTACAAGCGTGCGCCGGGCGACCCGCTTCCCCGCTCGGGAGGCCGCCGACCGGGCACCCTCCGGGACAGCATCGTGAAGCGCCTCGTCGTCGGCGGGCCCGAGGGCGTCAAGGTGCTGGTGGGCTCTGAGGACCCCATCGCCCTCCTCCACCACGAGGGGACCATCCCCCACAGGATCACCGCCCGCCGCAAGCCGTTCCTCGTGTTCTACTGGCCCGCCGCCGGGAAGGTCATCCGCATCAGGTCCGTGAACCACCCGGGCACCCAACCCAACCGCTACCTGGCCGACAGCCTCCCCGACTTGCGGGCCCGCTTCTGATCTAGGCTCCGGCGCCGTGACCCGTCATCGTGACTTCGCCGTCATCTCCGCTGAGCCCGAGCCTCTGTCTTTCACCGTGTCCGGTATCCGGGTTAGCACCGGGGAGCCCTGGTCCGAGACGTTCAAGTGCTGGCCTCGCATCGCACCCCAGGCGATGGCCGACCTTGCCCTGGCGATGCGGGTGACGCCGGAGGGCGAGCGCATCTGGAACGCCGGGGCTGTGATTGGGTTCGTGCGCCGGGCGCTGATGGACGTGGAGCCGGTCGCCGTCAACGGGGAGACGCCCCCGTTCGACCCGACCCAGATGGCCAAGTCTCAGCGTGGCCGCTGGCAGGCGCTCGTGAACGACTCCGACCGGGCCCTCAACATGCAGGACGACCTCGGGCCGATCCTCCTGTGGCTGGCGGAGGAGTACACGGGCCGCCCTACCGAACCGCCCTCCACCTGACGGCTTGGGCGGTCACGAACAGCAGCTACTGCAACGCCAAGCTGACCACCCTCGGGGTGGACCGAGAAGCGCTGACCCTCGACTCGCTGTGCGACCTGATCCACATGCTGATGGTCGAGACGGCCCACCTTCCTCACAACCGGGTGGCAGAGCTCGTGGACCAGCCGTTCTGGATCGAGCGGGACACGTGGGGGCAGGGTCCGGTGTCCGAGGCCGCCCACCGTGCAATGATGGCGCTGACCGGGGGCCCAGCCCCCCTGCGTGACCCGTCAGCCCAGCGCCCCCGGCCCGTCGGGACGGTGGTGCCCGAGACGCCCCAGGAGAGCCCGGCATGACCGTGGTTGGCGAGGCCTTCGTCGTCATCCGCCCCGACGACGACAAGTTCGTCCAGGAGCTCTCCCAGATCAACCTCAGCAAGGCCGGGCAGAAGATGTCCCAGCAGCTGAGCAACGCCCTGGAGACGGTCGGCGCCGACCTCCGCCGGGAGATCGAGCAGGAGCTCGGGGCTGTCCCCGACACACTCGACGTGGACGTCCGGGTGGACGCCAACACCGCCCAGGCGAGCTCCGCCATCCGCAGCCTGGAGGCCCAGGGCGAGGGCCTGGACATCAACGTGCCGATTGACGCCGACGCCGACCCGCTCCTGGCGGACATCAAGCGCATCCAGCGTGAGGCGGAGATCGCCGAGGACCGCCTGGTCCGCATCGGCCGGGCCGGGGACACCTTCGTGTCCGCCGGGCAGAAACTGAGCGTCGGGCTGACCCTCCCGCTGATCCTCCTCGGCAAGCAGGCCATCGGCATCGCCACAGACGTGGAGACGACCCTCGCCCAGACCATCGGCCTCGCCGGGGGCACCGCCGAGCAGGTCGAGCAGGCCAACGTCGTCATCCGGAGCCTGGCCGGGGAGACGGGCAAGAGCCTGACCGACCTGTCCGAGGCGCTGCTGGCCATCTTCTCCGCCGGGTTCACCGGCCAGCAAGCCTTCGACGTCCTCGACGCCTCAGCCCGGGCCGCCGCCGCCGGGCTGGGCGACACCAGGGACGTAGCGAACGCCATCACCGGAGCTGTCGCCGCCTACGGGCCCGAGGTGCTGAACGCCGCCCAGGCGACGGACATCCTCGTCAACACCGTGAAGGAAGGCAAGGCCGAGGCGTCCCAGCTGGCCCCCCAGTTCGGCCGTCTCCTCCCTCTCGCCGCCGAGCTCGGAGTGGGGTTCGATGACGTGGGCGCCGCCCTGGCGTTCCTGACCCGTGAGTCGGGGGACGCCTCCCAGTCGGCCACCGCCGTTGCGGGCATCCTCCAGAAGCTCGTCAAGCCGACCCAGCAGGGAGCCGAGGCCCTGTTGGCCGCCGGGTTCTCGAGCGAGAGCCTCCGGGAGAGCCTGGCCGACCAGGGGCTGCTCGGCACCCTCCGGGACGTCCGCAAGGGCCTGGAGGAGACGGGCGGCTCGCTGGGCGAAGTGTTCGAGGACGCCGAGGGGTTCGTCGGGGTGCTGTCCCTCACCCGGGAGGAGGGCGCCGCCGTCGATGCCGTGTTCAACAACCTGAGCAACAGCGCCGGCACCCTGGACTCCGCCTTCGGGGCGTTCGATGCGACCAAGGCCGCCGAGCTCGCCAAGGCCTCCGCCACCGCCCAGACGGCCCTCGCTGACATCGGCAACGTCGCCTTGCCCGTGCTCGCCGAGGTGCTGAGCCTGTTCGCCAAGGGCGCCGCCCTGTTCTCCGCCCTGCCAGCGCCGCTGCAGACGGCCGCCGTGGGAGCTCTGGCGCTGGCCGCCGCCCTGGGGCCGGTCATGATCATCGGCGGGAAGATCCTCCAGAACTTCGGCACGATCCAGACGGCCGCCGGGAAGCTCGGCAACAAGCTCGATGATGTCTTCGGGGCCGGGTCGGGCGCCAAGTTCGCTCGGGCCGCCGGGGGCCTCGCCGCCATCGCTGTCGGCGTGGAGGTCATCCAGAACCGCATCCAGTCGGACCAGGGCGACACCGAGGACTT